TTGTTTGTTAATAAGACAACCCAATCGTAAAATGGATTTCCATATGCTTTTTGGGCAATATGTTCTGGTCTTTCACCTTCTTGAACAGCATACTTCTTAAAGTAAACAGCATCAGAAAATATGTCATCATTTAATTTATATCTACGAAAGAAATTTTTAGCAACAACGTAATCCGATTTAGAAAACGGAAACGATATTGGTTTCTGATCGTATGCTATGTCTGGTACTATTTTAAAATACATTAGTGGTTACCTGTTGCTATTTCTTCAGAGTATACAAGTTTTGTCTCTAGGAAGTTTAGTTTTAACTCATACGCTACAGGACCTCCACCTTTAAAAGTAGCATAGTTATTGTCTGGTGTATAACCAATTGAAACATCAGTCAACGCACATAATTTATATCTAGGAAGATGCTTATGTTGTTGACCTCCTCTCATATATGTAACTTGAACTAATTTTGGAACTTTTATAAAAGCAGCATCTACCTCTGCACTATCACTATTTCCCATCAGTTGAGTATCTCCTATACTATATGATGGTAGCATTGCTCTTTTGAACTCTTTTATTATAGTCTCTATGTTTTCTTCATCCTTTCTATTATATGGAGACATTTTAAATGAATGATCAAAAGTTCTTAGATTCATGTTCTGGAATAGAACTTCAGTGTTTGGGTTTCTTATGACGCCTTTTGCTGATGAGAAAACATCACTTGCAGTTATTTGATCTCCTGTAATTGATCCTGCCAATTTAGTTATAGCATCAGCAGCAGCATTGGTTTGTAATCTTTTAAGAGTACCTCCACTAGTGTCTTTAAGTTTTCCTATGGCATTTATAAAATTCTTTGATCCAGCAGTGCTAGAGATGATACCAGCAGAGATGTTTCCGAATGCCTTTCCTTGCCAACCAGCAGAGAAAGCATCTCCAATATCTTCTGGCATATAAAGTATAATAGTTTTGTAACCCTCAGCTTTCTTAGCACTGAATCCTACACTAGAATTGTATGCACCTAAAGTTTGATTCAGAACTTGAGTCTTACTTTTTTTACTGTCTGGATCAAAAAAATTATCTCTTGGTCTCTCTACTTCACTACCAAAGGGTGGGACATACTCATAAAATTTGAACATCATATAATCAGTATCGCTATTGATCATATCGTTTGGATACTTGACTAGTTCTGTGCCCTCTGGTTCAAGAACTGGTAACGGATTATTAGCATAATATCCTAAATTTTCATCTTTAATATATCCCTGTTCTGCTAAATTTCTCCATGCCTCTGGATCTAGATTATTAACAGCCTGATCAAATCTAGCATCAGTAAAATATTCTTTCCCTCCTGCACTTTTAGATTTAAAAACACCCTGACCATGATGAACCCATTTCTCACCATTCCAAATTGATCCCGTTCCTTTATTGCCAGGAATATAGTCTCCTATATTAGGTGCTCCAGAATATGCTGTAATAATAGCTTGCCTTCTGTCCCTTTCGGTAGTTGTTAATTGAGTTTTGGTGTAAGTTTGATATGACTCAGAAGCATAGTATTTCTCTTGCTTGGCATAATCTTCTGGGAAGTTGACCATATCTTTTTAACTATTTAGTGCCATATTTACAGATTCTTTAGTTCCGTAACCTCTAACAAGTCTCTGACCTCTAATTTTATCGTAGAAGTTTTCATCTGTATCATTCCAAACATCCTCTGCCTGTATTGGAACTTGTAAACGATTTGTATCTTTTACAAAGTCTTCTGTTGGTAGTAAGATTGCAGTATCCCACTCAGTAGCAGCAAGATCAATCATTAATCCCTGTACATGTTGTTGAATATATTTGTGGAAGCATGACTTTGGAAAGTCTATCCTTCCTTGCATCAACTTACTGGTAGCAAGTATTCTCTTTTTTGGTCTCAAGTAATGTAGGTTTGCTCCCCAGAAATGATTTTTCTCTGACTTGATGACATAAACCAAAGGAAATCTATCATAGTAAGGAAGATATTTCATGCTTGCTTTGTATTCAAACATGTATAGGTGACCTTGCACAGTGTAACGACGAAGTTCATTTGAATCTTGGTCTTGTACTGCACCTATGTTATCACTCTTTTCGTTTAATATATACTTGTCAAAATTCTTTTTGTAACTACTTGCTTCAGACTTTACAGCATTTCTGTACCATGTTAGTGTCTTTTTCTGACCCTGTGCTTTTGCGTTTATTTTTTCAAACAGAGTTTGATACCCTGCTCCTGTGGACACAGTATTCCTTTGAATAGTGCCAAATCCTGTTGCCATTGTTCTATACTCCTAAGTGGTCTTCGGTGAGAATCATAAAATTCATCTGCCTATCCTCACAGAAATCTTCTGCAGCGTCCCACTTAGCACGGTTTTTACAGTAAGTTAGTGCATCACGCTTATAGGCAGCGGTTTTTTTGTTTTTAACATTCGGTGGTTTAGTTTGTTTCTTGGGTTTTATCTCAATAATATATTTTGTTATTTTTCCTGATCCTTCAAGAACTTTAATGTAAAAATCAGGATAGTATCGTCTTACTTTACCATCAGGTGCTCTGTATGGTATAATAACTTCTTCAGATCCCCATTCCAATATAGATGGTTGGTTATCACAGAAAACCATGAACTTGCGTTCCCATAGTGACCTGTAAATAACTCTTCTTGGGTTACCACGGTACTTTTTAGGATTGATTGGCTTGTAAATCCCAGAGTACGCCATAAATATAATATGTTCACTTATATTTATAAAACGTGGCAGATTTTATAAGCAGTTTCATAGAAGCAACCAATACCAAAGGAGGAATGTCATTCTCCAATAGTTTTAAAGTTGACATTAAGGGTACTGGTATGGCAAGTGGTGGGGATACTGACAATTATGGTCAGTCAGGTGACTCAATGTTCAGTTTTCTATGTGATGAAGCACAACTTCCTAATGTTCAAGCTGCCACAGGTACACTGAAAGGAAGATACTTAGGTGAAGGGCAAATAAATTATGCACACACAAGAGTATTTACAGAATTTCAATTATCATTTCAATGTGATGCAAATATGACACCATTAAAATATCTTAATAGTTGGTTTGGACAAATTTTTGGAGATATGCCAGGAAACGGTGATAAGACTTATGAAAATAATAGATCAACTCGTTTGGAATATCCATCAAATTATTGTAGAGACATATACATTACTAAGTCCGAAATGGGTGTTACAGGTGCCACTAGTAGAGAATCCGTATGTTATGTAATGGAGAGAGCATGGCCATTTGCAGTTGATGCAGTTCCATTACAGTTTGGTACAGCACAGTTAACTAAAGTAACAGCACAGTTCTACTACACAAGACATCATATAATTAACAAAGGTGGTGCAGCAGTCAAGGTACCAGCACCGCAAAATTGACTTTTCAATTCCATAAAAGCGGGAAAAAAATTCCCGCTATTTTTATGTTTAAAAAGTCGCTAAATATAAATATGACCTTGGAGTAAATATAATGGCGTTGCCAAAACTGGATTTACCAATTTATGAATTGGTATTACCATCTACAAAGAAAAAAATTAAATATAGACCATTTCTAGTTAAAGAAGAGAAAGTATTGTTAATTGCACTAGAAAGTAATGATGAGAAAAATATTAGAGAAGCAGTTGTACAATTATTAAAAAATTGCATTCAAAGTAGATTAAAAGTAGAAAATTTATCTATTTTTGATTTAGAGTATATTTTCTTAAATATCCGTGCTGTGTCTGTAGGTGAAGAAGTGCAAATGAAGATAACATGTACAGATGATGGTGAAACTGAAGTTGGATATAACTTGAATTTGCAAGATGTGACAGTTAATTTTCCAAAAGGACACTCTAATAAAATTATGTTAACTGACACTACAGGCGTCATAATGAAATATCCATCATTTGATAGATTCGTAGATGCTAATTTTGCAGGAAAGGGAGTAACTCAAGAGAATGTTTTGAATGTTATTGGAGAAAGTATAGATCAGATATTTCAAGGAGAAGAAGTATTTGACCAATCCACTACAAGTCAAAAAGAATTTGTTCAATTTGTAGAAAGTTTGACTAATGAACAATTGATAAAATTACAGGAGTTTTTTGAGACTGCTCCTAGACTTGAGCATAGTTTTAGGATTACAAATCCAAAAACTGGAGTTGAATCTGATTACACTATATCGGGACTTAATAATTTTTTCGGATAGCCCTCTTTCATAATACGCTAGAGGGATACTACAAAACTAACTTTGCTTTGATGCAACATCATAAATACAGCTTGAGCGATCTTGAAAATATGATGCCCTTTGAAAGATCAGTCTATACTACATTATTAATGCAGTACCTAGAACAGGTAAAACAACAACAAGCACAGAAAAAATAATGGCAGCAGGAACAGTCGGTTACGAAGATACTAGAGGTAACAATAAAGATTACCTAGGTATGATTGCGTCACAAATTAAAAACAGAGTGACCGATGCGTCCGAT